CCATCAAAAGGGTTAGGTCTTCCATCATCAAATAATGTTGTAGCATCTGGTCTTCCACCATCAAAAAATTCTGATACATCTTCTGTTATTTGTGAAATCGTTGCTGTAAATTGTGCTTTAAATTTAGCACCTAAGTCAATCGTATTAGAAAATTCATAAAAACCCTCTGCTGGTACTCTAGTTGCATTATCTCCTACTGTTCCTGTAGCTGTTAAGCCTAAATAATTTGTGCCACCAATACTTGTTACACTTGTGTCAGTTTTAGTTCCTGAAAAAGCTGTATGCTCATTAATTGTAGTTTGACTAACAAAATTAACAGATGCAATATTAGTTGAAATAATAGTTTCATTTGCAGATTGGTTTCCTAGTTTATCATTGGCTTTGATAAGATAAGAACCTGTTTTTAGAGGTAGAGTAATATTAGTCGCTGGTCTTCCAACTCTATCTACTAGATCGAAACTATTAGCCCATGATGGATTTAATAAATCTGTACTAAATCGAATAGTATAATAATCAAGATCAAGATCAGGTATAGCTGACCAACTTAATAATGCTTGATCTCCAATAACATTAATTGCAAAGTCTTCTACATCAGAGGGTACAGCAGTTTGACCTACAATTTGTCTTGAATCTGTTACATAAGTAGATTTTACTGATAAAGAATTTATGGCTCTTACTCTTACAGTATAAGTAGCATTATCAATTACGTTTAATACTTGATGTCTTAAACCAACTCCACGACCAACAACTTTAAAATTATCTGAAACTGCATTACCAAATCTATCTGTATCTTGTCTTAATTCTATTTCATATTCATCTACAAAAAAATCAGGAGAGGCAGTTATAAGTACATTTAATCTAGTGATAACTGTACCATCATTATATTCAACTAAATCATCATCTAAAGTTATTGCTGATGGTGGTTGAATAGTAAATGGATTAGGAAGATTAGTAGTTGGAACAACACTAGCTTGAGTTTTTGTAGCCCATGTATAATGTGCATCTTGATGCTCTACTAAAGATAAACCTACTGTATAATCTTCATTAAAAGTTATTCCTAAAACTCTAAAAGGTTTAGCAGAAAAACCTAAAGAACTATGTGTGATATTAACTATATCTCCAATAGCTAAATCGTAAGCATCAAAGCTAACAGTTATGCCTAAAGATAATGCTTGTCTTGATCTCCTTAAAATAACTTCTGCCATTTCTTCAGCTTGATATTGATTTGTGATAGTAGTAAATGAAAATCTACCCTCAAGTAAAAATCCACCATCACTAGCTTTCATTGTTTCATGTTGATCTGCACTCGGAAGTCCTGAATCATCTATTGGTGGCCATTGAACTTCATCAACTTGATAATTACGATCAGGATTAACAAAGCCAACTATAACTCTATTATATTTTTCGTTTTTATCAGGTGTGGTTAATGAATAACCACCTATAATATCATCTTCAGTTAATGTAATTGATGCTGTTCCTGTTGTTTCTATAACTAAACTATATTTACCAGAACTATAAGGAAGATAACCCCTACAACCTTTTATTAATTCTCTAACATTATCTATAATACTTCTTGAAGTATCTAATGCAGTATTAATATCAAAAATATTTATATCACTTCCACCAGAATATGGTGTTACTTGTGTTTCGCAAATTAATGAAGCATCATAAAAAGATTGTAAATCTATTTCAGATGTTGATAAACCTTTACCATATCTTGTGTTAGTTAAATAATCTAATAAACACCATGCTGGATTGGTTTGATAAGATGCAGATTGTTCTAATAAACTTGCATTATAAGTTTTAATTTTTTTACCTTGTATTTTAGCTTGTACTTTAGGCACTCCAGTAAATGCGTCTTGATTCCATTTAAAACGAATAGCTAAATAACATAAACCAGATAATTTATGATTACTTCCCCAATTAGATAATGTTGATAATAATGTTGATGCTGATTGACCATCTGTTCCATAATGTGGTTCTAATCTAATTAAACTTTCAGCACTTGAACCCTCTACATTTGGATTAGCTTTATAAAAATTACTATCTGAACTATTAACTTCTACTGCTGTTCCATCAGATAATGCTGATGCAAATGTAACTATTTTATCATCTACTCTTATTTCTGTAATATCATTAATCTCTCCCTCTGCCATCACAATAGCCATATATAAATAAGTATTATCAGTTCCTGAAGTTTCTAAAAAAACTCTAGTCCCACCAGTTAATCTTTCTCCATAAATTACAGGAATATTAGAATCATTAGATTGTTTATTAATTAATAATCCTCTTTCAAAATCATCAAATGAGTTAGTTCCAAAATCTTCTATTTCAGGAACTTTTGGTCTTAATATCCAAGATAAAAATAAACTTATACCTAGTGCAACAAAAGGATTAATTCCTAATACTTTTGCAACAGGAGATACAATTTTGCCAACCCATTTCTTCCAACCCATTATGCTCTACCCCATTTAATATCTTGAACAGTTTGTGATGCAAAGTCCATACCTACATCTGTGCTAAAGAATCTTTGTTGTGATGTATTATTTGTTTTACGACCATTCTTTTTTTCAAAATCTGCCCAATGTGAAACTATTGATAAACCAACTACACTATCTGTATCAGATTCTTGAACACTAAAACTTTCTATATTACCTTTATAAAGTAAAAAAGGGTCAGCAATTAAAGTATTAGAATCATTTAAAAATCCTCTATAAATATCTACTGTATCATTAGTAACATTTTCATTTAATACTGTTGAAATAAATGTTTGATTTGCACCAGACAAACTTAAATTAAATGTAGCTTTACTTAAATCTGTTTGTTCGCTGTGATTAGATATACCTAATATAAAATCTGATGCTAAATAAGTTACTGATGAACCCGATACTGATGATGTTAGCGAAAAGGAACAATCAGTAATATTAACAGGAGTATTGAACCCAATAGTGATAAGATGTACTGGTCGAATATCATTCGTTGCTAATTCGTTCTTGATCGCTGTTGATAGGCTTCTCGTCATATTCTTCGTAAATTGTTTGTGTTACACTTTCTGTACCTTTTAACATAGTAAAATCAAATTTGCTATTAGGTTTCTTATATTCTTTAAGATCGTTACAATACATTCAGCGATAAAATCTGCATTTATCCTATGGATAATTTTGTATTTTTTCATCTATAGTGCTTCTTCTACATCAAATTCAAACTGATACAAAAGATTTCCATCTTTATCTGCACCTACTACTCCAAATTCTTGCATATCGTTTGTAAGATATACAGTAAATGGAACATTATCATAAGTTATATTTGATGAAGAAACTGCTGTAGTTAAAGGTGGTTCAATAGTTAATGAACCAGTTGAAATATCTGATTGATCTGCAACGACCATATAAACTTTATCGTGATTAGCAAATTTAATAAAGTCTCCAGATTTTAATGTACCTGTTCCTGTGCCACCTAGAGTTATTGATGTAGCACCAGCAGATGCAGTTCCATGAGGTGTACCACTTGCTGTACCTCTAGCATCTTCTACTTCTGGTGGGATTATTGTAAAATTTTCTTTACCTGATCTTTGCTTAATTATAAATGCCATTAGTTCTCCATAAACATCAGATCGTTTAGCTGTAATTACTCTAGCTGTAAAAGACCATCTTTGACCATCTATTTGTCTAGCAAGTTTCTTACCTGAAACTGATTTAGAAATAATAGTAGCTTGAATAGATTTTATTCCTAAAGATTGAAATTTAGCAGTTGATATTGGAAATGCACCAGCCATTAGATTAAGTTTCTACTCCCTCTTTCATTTACAGCACTATTGATTAATTGTGTAATAGTTCCTCTTGATCTTATTAATAATTCTTCAAAACCTGAAGCATCTACTGTGTTAATATTAAAATTAACTGTTGTTTGTCCACCACCAGTTCCTCTAGCTGATTGTGTGATTTGGCCTGATGAGTTTGGTATAAATAATTCAGCACCTTGTTCTCCGACTACGATTGGTTGATTTTTTGATACAGCACCACCTTTTGCAAAACCAGGAAAACTAAATCCACCTGTGAACATACTTAATAATGCTTGTCTTTTCATTTCTGTTGTTTGTGATCTTAATTCATTTGTAATTTTTGCTTCTGAATCTACTTGTTCTTTTTTAAGTGCGTTTCTAATTGTTTCTTGAATAACTATTTGGATTGTAAAAGCTACCATATCAACTAATAATTTTTGTGCTATTTCTTTAAATGTCATATTAAGTTTTTTACCAAGCACTAAAGACTCTGCAAGTCCTCTTGAAAATGCTTTTATTCCACTAGTAGCCATTTTTCCTATTGTTCCATTAATGGATTCAAAATCCTTTTTAAATGTTTCTAAAATATTTTCTTTAATTTGTTGTAAAGAAACACCAGCTTTTTTAGTTTCTTCTGTAAAATTAGTTGCACTTTTCATTAGTGCGTCCATAGATTTTTTAGATGCAATTATATTTTCATCAATAAGTTCCATAAACTTATTAGCTTTTTTAAACATACCACCCATACTTTCATCATCTTTTGCACCAAAGATTTTGTTAGTAAGTTCGTCTAAATCTAATCCCATTTTTTTTATTAATGCTAAAATACCAACTACTGCTATTTTTCCACCTCTACCTAACATTAAGAATCCAATAATACCTAACTCTCTCATTCCAGGTGGTAGTGCTTTCACAACTTCTATTAATCCAGCTAGACCATTGTTAATTACTCTAAATAAAGGTGCTACCAAATCCATAAGACCAGCCATTCCTAAAATAAATTGTTTTATAAAATTAACCATTCCTTGACCAACAGCAGTAGAAAAACTGCTTAATGCTTGTGCATTTTGTTCAATTAATCTGTTAGTAACTACAAGTGCATTTTTAATAAAATCAAAAAAACCAGCTTCGTTAGTTTCTAATTTAAACTTAAAAAGTTTATCTCCAAGCATTGATAATGTTCCTGTAAAGGTTGTTGATAATACTTCTGTTGCTTTTGAGAATCTTCCATCTTCTCCAAATAATTCTTCAAATCTTTTTATTGTTTCTTCTGTAGTAACATTCATTCCAGCTTTAAATCCTAATAATGCTCTAACAC